CACTTGCGCACCACTAATTGATAGTCCGGACCCTACAGCAGAAACGGCGCGGATGGAAGGCTCTGGTGCACTGGTGATAGCTACTGATGATTTAAGCAATGCACGGCTTGTGAGGTCTTGCTCACCACGCGTACCTATCAACAACTCCACGTTCTGCTTCATCGCGTTAAGGACGCGATACTGCCACTCCTCGACGCCAACCTGTGGCAAAGATGGGATGCCTGCAAACCGCGCCATTATGACCTCATGAGTGATGAGGGCGTCTCGCCCAGATGGATAGCGCGCACGCGCACAGTGCCGTCGACCTCAACTTCATAGGTGTCCGTCTTATAACCGGCCGGAAGTCGGAACACGTCGCTGTTACTACGCGTTGTGGTGAGGACCAGATTCTTGTTGGCGTAGAGCTTGAACGTAATCGGCTCTGACACAAACCAGTCTTCGTCGGCGCTGCCCCACTCAACGTCGTAGTCGCCCCAGATGGGCGAGACAGCAACCCCAGCGTAGTCCGCAACGACTCGGGCTGCGCCCATGTTGAAAGGCACCTGCGAGATAAAGACCTTGGACTTCCACGCAAAGTCAGCATTGGGCTGCGCCGGGTCATCCCACCGGACGATGTCGCCATCGTCGCCTGTCGTGTAGTAGAGCGCACCCGTTAGCGGATCGAACCATGTGGCGGTGAAGGTAAGCTCGTGGTCAACGAAGTCACCCGGCGTCTGGCCATCCTGCGAGCGGCGGTAGAAGAACGACCCGGTGCTGTGCGAGCCAAAGTACATGCTGTCGTAGAATGCCCCAACGATCGTCGATGGATCGAGCGCAGCGTTCCAAGTATCAGGGCTATGGGCTGGCGCCGTGGCAATCTGGACACCACCGGCAAACGAGGCAAGAGCCAACCCCTCATGGGTTGCGTACATAACCCCAACGTCAGCCTGCACGATGCTACGCTTGCTGAGGCACGGGTAGTTGGTGGCATAGCGCGTGGTCGAGAGAACCGCAGGGTCCGAACCCGAGATCACGTAGGGGAACCCCTCTGTCATGACCAACAGGTCGCTGCCAAGAGCAACCATGCCAACGATGTTGTACTCCAGCGAAATCTTGTACTTTACAGGCCACGCATGAAACTGTCCCGGTTCCGTGAAGTAGATGTCGTTGCCAACAAAGCCGGCCATGATGCTGTTCTGGATAACTGTCACACCCTGCAAGTCTTCCGGCGGAGCGTCGTAGTCACTTGAACTCAGGATGTTGAGCAGGCTGCGGAAGTTGAAGTCATCGGTGAAGTCGTATGTCGCGTCGCCCCAGTAACGCGCCGGGTCCGTCGGCGGGTTTTCAGCGATGTCGTAGTAGACCGTGCCGGTGGCCGCGGTGGTGGCCGTTACCGTGCCTGCCTGCGCGTAAGTGATGGTGAACCGATCTGGCACGTCGGTCACTACGGCGCCCGTGATGTCAAAGCCTGCGACGCTGCACCCTGCCAGCTTGAGGCGGTCGTCCTTAATGAACTTGTGCTGCTCTGCAAACTTGAGCGTGACGACTCCGCCAGTCCGGGCAACGGAGGCAATGGCCTGTGGGAACCACATGGTGGCGAGCCGGAAGTAGTCCGCGTCCAGAGTCTGCGAAGTTGAAGCCACAGTGCGGTAGAGGCGGATACCACGGATGAAGTTGTCACCGGCCGGTGGTGCGGTCGGGAGACCGCTGACAGTAACGATCTGACCTTCCTTGATGAAGATCGCCGTCGATGGCTCCGAGCCGATCGACTCCTCGTCCCACGGAGTGTACCACGTGTAGAGGTAGTTGCGGGACTGGACCAGCCCGCCAAGATCGACCTTACCATCCGAGCTAGTGGTCGTAGCTACTTGCGCTCCGGGAGAAAAGTAAGTCAGCGTGGTGGGGTTGATGACCGTAGCCGTCGTGGTGATGTTAAGGTCTCGAATGTCCCAACGGCAGTCGCCGGTCGCGGCGCCGGACACGGTGTCGATAACTGTAAAGGTGTTGGTGCCGGTCACTGTGACTGTGTAGGAGTTGGTTGTCGCACCACCAGTGGTGAACTCAATGTAGATGCGCGTGCCGGTTACAAGCCCATGGTTATTGATCGTGACGGTAATCGTGGTGCCTACACGGGCATAGGTGCCCGTGCGGTAAGAGAACCCGGACACGGTGATAAGAGCGCCATCCTTGAGGTTGTGCGACGTTGCCGTCACCAAAGTGACGTTTCCGCCTCCGTCGCGGGCGAAGCTCGCAGAGGTGACCGTGGAGAATGACGTGGGTGTGGCCGTGGTCGTCGTCGTGGGCAGCGGGAGCCCCAGATCGTAGTACCCACCAATGGCTGGGTACGGTTCGAGACCAGCTGTTGCCAGAGCGTAGGTGCTGACCTTGGGCTTGCCATCACCCGTAAAGTAGAACCGCTGCTCGGCAAGTTCATCCGCGGCAGGCGTGACAATGTCGATCTCGTTGGCCCATGTCAGCCACTTGAGTTCGTCCGTGTCCGGATCACGCAGTGCATAGAGCGTGCGCAGCACACCGGTACGTTCGGCGTTTGCGTAGACCACGGGTTCAGGGATAGGGATAAGATCGCCAGAGTAGAGTTTAACATCGCGTGCAATCTGCGCTGCAGTCCCCGGGAGTAACTCCGGGGAGACACGCGGAAGCGTACCCTTGAACTCGGCGATCTTAGTCGTTGTCACTTCTTAGCGGCCTTCTTCATGCACTTGCCCATGGCGGTGCACTTCTTGGGGTTGGGGCAGCCCGGGCAGGGCTTAAACTTAGGCATCGGCGCTTTCATTTGCAGTACTCCGTTTGCGTTGCAGTTACCTTACATCACCCGAGCAGTTTAGCCAATGTTTTTGGGCCGGCTACGCCGTCGGCGGTAAGTCCGTTTGCAGTCTGCCATTTCTTGAGTGCGGCCTCAGTGCCGGGACCGAAGTCCCCGTCGGCCGACAAGCCCAGCTTGGCCTGCATTTTCTTTACGTCGTCACCCTTAGAGCCACGGCGCAGCGTCTGCGTTACGGCGTCGGTGATCTGCGGATTGACAGGGACAGTGATCTTGCCACCCAGAGCAGCCACGGCCTTGGAGTAACGCGCCTGACGGTCTGCAAGGCCGATGTCTCCGCCGTTGATCTTCTTGGTGAGGGCAGCCACGTTGCCGGTGTCGGCGATGGCGTTCAGCTTGTTGGTGTTCCAGAACCACAGAGCCGATGCCAGCGCGCCTTCCTTGGTCTCGACCCACACAGCAGCTTCTTCCGCCGTCATGTCGTAGTCCTTGGCGAAGCGCGTATAGTTATCCCGCCCGGTCAGCTGTTTGAGCCCGCGACCGCGGAAGCGCCAGCCGTCACCGGGATGCACGTTGCCCAGCTTCGAGGTGCGGAACTCGTCCATGTAGACATAGTTGGCAATCTTCTCAGGGTTCTTGGCGTACTCGGCTGCGTTGCGCTTGCCGGGACCAAAGTAGCGCGGGAAGACCTTGTTCAGCGTTTCCTCACGGTAGTTGAGGTTCTCGCTCATGGCGTTGAAGTCCATCGACTCGTGAGCGCACTGCGAGATGAACCCGGCGATGCGCTGGTCAGTCGTGATGTCGTACTTCGGCAGTGCTTTGTTCAGCTCCTCGCACCAAGCCTTGATCTCTTTGTTGGTCGGGATCATTGCGGCCAGCTGGCCTTCGGTAATCAGGCTCATCTATGGTCTCCTATTCGCACCACGAGGACTTGGCCTCGCCTTTGTATGGACGGGCTAGGCCCGCAGAGATCAGGCTTTGAGCGAGGCTCTGGTGGTCTAGGTAGACCTCGCCCAGCACCCGGCCACCGTACTTGTCCCACTTGAGGATTTTGATATCGACCTCGAGGGCGTTGGCCACAGCGTCCTTGGTGAACGCGCTGGCCTTCTTTGCTAGGGCTGCCTCGGCATCGCACTGTGCGCGAGGTGCCTTCTCGGGCGTATCGATGCCCATCACCCGGATCGAGAGCTTGGGCGGAAGGGGCGACGGCAAGAAGTCCACCGCAATCTCCACAGTGTCGCCGTCGATAACACGCGTGATATCATAGGGCGTAGCGGTCGCGCAGGTCGCGGACAGGAACAGGGCAACGAGCCACCTCATTTCTTTTTCACCCTCTTGGTGACTGCACCAAGCACAGCTTCCTTGGCCATGTCCTTACCCATGCCGCCGAGCAGATCGCCCACGTTGCCCGTGGCCGCAACCTTGATTGCGTTCTCCACCGGGTCAGGCAGGTTCACCTTGTCCAGCACTGCGTCCACGGCCTTCTCTTTGAGCTTGCGGCCCATGAACATTCCGATAATGCGTCCGATCATTCTTGTGGCTCCTGTGGTTCGTCGCGTTTGCGGTTGTTGCCTGCAGCCATCACGCCGCCCAAAGCACCAGTGATAAAGCTGGCAATCGGGGTGAGGATGGCAAACAGCGCCCGGTCGTTTTCTGAACTCTCACCCAGAGGCTGGGTCACGAAAACCAAGCTGTAGAGAATGATGAAGATGCTGCCGCCCAAGATCATGGTGAGCGACACGCCGATGAAGTAGCGCAGCTTACTTTCCAGATAGTCAGGATCGTTCTTTTTCATGGCGCGGCCCCTCCAGTTAAATCGTCAGCGCAGTTCTTGGTACGAAGGCAGATCGGCGGCTGACACTCAAGCGCGCTCCAGTTTGCCGGGTCTTGACACGGATAGCGATACCAGCCGTCGCCGCTGAACCAAAACAAGACGCCTATTGCGGCCGCGGCGGCAGGCCATATCCAATGTTCGAGTGCCATTACCACCTCCCCAAATAGCGGCCCCAGAAGTACAGACCAAAGCCTGCAATAACGTTTGTCGCCAAGATGATGCCTGTCCAAAGCGCAGCTTCTAGGATGCTTTCGATCAGTTCTTTGCGACGGTAGACCTGTTCGCGCTGTTGTTCACGGACCCTGCGCTCGATGTTGATGAACTGCTGCCACGCGTCGTGGCCGTAGCTGTAGGTGATGAGCTGTTTTAGCTCCTTGCGCTGCTGTTCGCATTGTTTCTGAGCGGCGAATATGTCAATAGCGCTTTTTTGAGTATCACCGCCAAACAACGTCTTGAATACGCCGGGAGGCTCGTTGGCTTTTTCCGCAGCGTAAGCAATGTCAGAAACAGCCTTGCCCCATTCGGATAGCTGAGAAGCCATGTCCTGAATTTCACGGCCAGCGGCGATGCCCTGCTTTAGCAGGCCAAACGCCTTGCTGCCGATGCTAACAGCCATTCCAATGGAAACTGGGTCGAACATCACAAACTCCAGAACGGCGGGCATGGGTAGAGCGGATGAACCGCCAGCGCCACGTCCGCAGTATACCTGCAAATCTTGACAAATACCATGCGCCCATCGATCCACAGGTGGGTATAAGCCACCCAGATCAGCGGCACGTTCACTTTGTCAGACTTCGCAGCAGCGCGTCGATCTTGTTGTCAAGGTTGTCGATGCGCGTGATGAGCATGTTCATGCTGGACTGTACGTCAGTCTTTGTAACGTAATCCTTGGCCACTTCCTCGCGGGTGCGGTTTATCAGGATTTGCAGCCGCTTGATTTCTTCGGCGTAGCCCCGCAGCACCCAGCTTACAAAGCCGAGTGCTGCAGTGAGGCCAAAGTTCCAGAGCATCTCAGTCGGCATGGCTATCCCTCAGTGTCGATCTTTGTCTTCACGCCCGAGGCGCACGACGACAGTACCAGAGGTGAACGCGCCTGTCTTCACCCCAACGCGGTACCACATGAACTCCGGCTCGAAGCCGACCTCCTCACTGTTGGCAGTGAAGGTGTCCACGTCAACCCATGTCGAGTTGTCGATGCTGCGCTGGACTGTGACGGTCGCCACCCACGTGCCCGAGACGGACAGGTTGAAGTACCCCTCCAACCGTGCGGCGTCGGTGAAGGTATTCTGGGCAGTGATGCTCGCTGTTGCGATCGTGGTCATTGGCCTACCTCCTGCGCTGCGGCATAAGCAGCCCGTGCCTCGTCCGTGAAGACCGCGCCGGCAATGGCAACCACGTCTGCATCCTCGCCAGACAGATCAGCGTCAGGGGTCAGGACATGGCGATGGAACGTGCGGCTGATCTCTGCGCCATCCTCTGCGATAATCGTCGCCGTTCGAACCTGCACCACGGGGTAGCCCAAGGCGGTTTGGATGACTTCGATCTTGTCGTTCTTGGTGGTTTTCGTAAGAGCCATGATTTTCTCCTTTGGCTTAGGACTGTCCACGGTCTAGCCGCACTGTGTTACACGGTCCCGTCATGCAACACTTTGTATGTTGTCGTTCCGACTTGAAGCTCGACGTATTGTTTCCCTGCACCAGCAGAGCCTGTCCCGCCAGTGTCGCCATCAGAGATGGCTGTCAGGAAGTCATTGGTGTCAGAAGTGTCCTTCAGCGGAACTGAGGAGTAAACACCTTGGAACTCTGCGGTGACGTGGTTTCCGTCAGTGCTGTTTCCGAACAGGTTGTTCTGGGCGCTCAGGCTTGAGAAGCCAATGGTTTGCGTAGGAATAGTCTGACTGTCACCAGCCAAGTTTCCAACCAGCGTGTTGTTGATCTGGTTGCTCGTAACCCCGAGGCGGAACCCAACACCAGTGCCGTCGAAAGCACCGTTCCCGACATGAAGGTTCCGCGCGTTGTCAGCCGAAGGTTGGTAGCCACCGATGGAAGCCCCGACAACAATGTTGCCCGTTGCAACGCAATAGGTGTTGATCCTCACACCATAGCTGCAATCAAACACGGTGTTCCCGGTAACGACGTTAAACGAACCAAGGGTTGTCACCGTGATGCCAGTGATGGTGTCATTGACCGTGTTGCCAGTGATGGTGGCGTATTTCGATGCCTGAATGTTGATCCCAATCGACGCCGGCGCGTTTATGACGTTCCCAGTGACGGCGCTATGGTCAGCCGGATATGGCGCATGACCGACAGTGATGCCAAACGCGCCGCCGACGGTGATGTTCCCAGTGCAAACAGATTTCGGATCGTTGAAAGAAAACGCCGACGTTGTGGTGTTCGCTGGGGAAATAACCGTGCAATTTGCGTATCGGTTGTAGCCGCCGCCAGAGGTGTCAATGGCAGACTCTTGGTTCGTCGTTGTGGTGATGTGCAGACCATCAAACACGGAGTTGGTGTTGTTGAGCGCATTGTATCCTATGCCACCGACATTGGTCATCACAATGTCTTTCAGGAACAACCTATTATTCGTCAGACCGCGCACGGGGCCAAGCGGAAAGCGGTCATTGTCAGCGTCGATGATGCGAACATTTTTGATCACCACATCGGTCGAGTTGGTGACAAGGAAGATGTTGTTGTCGTAAGCAGGGAAACCAGAGAAGTCGATCAGGCCGCCGTCCCACTCAACACTTGATCTTGCGCTGATAACGAATGCGCCAAGATAGGAAGCCGCAGGGATCGCGTCGGTAACAATAATTTTCCCGTCGCATTTGATGCGAACATTTGACGGGACATTAACGGGAACCCCGGAGACGCGATACGTCCCTTGCGGGATGTAGATATTGGTCGCCCCGCTGCTGAACGCTGATTGGATTGCTGCTGTGTCGTTTGCAGAACCATCCCCGACTGCGCCAAAGTCTTTGACGTTAGCGACTGCGCCCTCAATCATTCTGAAGTGTGCTTTGGTGAGTGCCATGTTCTATACCTCAGACAGCATAAGTGACGTTAAACGACAAAAAGTGGTTGGCGTTTACACTTTGGATTTGTGCGATGCTAAGGGCGCCTGCGGTCAAACTGTCGAAGCCTGTTGTAATGGACATGCTGCCATCAGTTCTGACAGCGACACCAAGGCTGATGCAGCCAGCAGGCGTATCCACAAAGCTTATACGAGAAACGCATCCACCAGTGTATGTGCTTTGGTCCGTGCCTGGCGCAAACGGCAGACTGCGTATCCAAGCGATGTTTGATGTGGTGACTCCAACCACACTGGAAATCCGAAAACTTCCTTGGATATTAACGATCCGACCAATTTTAGTGTATGAGCCAAATGTAACGCTTCCAACGGTCATACCGCAGGCGTTCCCACCAGTTACAGCATCCCATACAACCGGAGACCATGTCCCTTCCTCGTAGTCATCAAACAGTTCGCTTGTGCCAGTGCCGGCGGTGGCAGAGAAATCTATGCCCATGCCGTCTGCCATGACGATATTCTGTCCAGCGGTCAGGATACCACCAACAGTGACGGTGTTGAAGGTCGGGTTGCGACCGAAGATTCCACCATTGCCTTTGATCGTCATTGTATCACCTCACCACGACTTCTATAGCCGCATTGAGCGGCGGGGCTTCAGAGAAGGTCAGGGTTGTGCCTGACACCGTATAGGTATTTTTATACTGGTATACACCGTCGATGTGGATGTCGGTCAGCGTACCGAAACCCAACGCCGAAGAAAGCGTATATGCTACTGTAGACCCGTTCCCAGTAAAATTATTTACTGCTGGCGCACGCAATTCCTGCAATGCCGCCTCAACGTTCGTCCCGGTGTAGTAGTTACCGGCGTCAGCAATGCTGATCTCCGCGGCTTGGTCGTGCTCGTCCACAAGGTCTGTTACCGAGGCGGCGTTGACCCGCATCTCAAGTAACGCACCAGATGCAAAGCTGGCAGCCGACGAGCCGTCCTGCGCACGCACCACCGTCATGGAGTTACTAGCCCGGGCCGTGACCTTGATGATCTCGGTCGTGCCGCCAGACGATACCAGCGTGGCGTAGAAGTAATCGCCCGCGCCTAGCGAGGGGAACTGGCTGCCGTTAGCCACCACAATGCCGGTATCAGATGCAGAGATCGCCGTGGCAAGCGTGCTGGAGGCGTTGTTCTTTAGGATGACTGGCATGGTGCCCTCACAGCAGAAGGAAGTCGATGGAGTCGAGATACTCTTGCGCGTTGCCCGCAAGAACCCGAAGCTCAAAGCGGCTATTAGCCGCGAAAGGAACCGCCAAAGTGCCATCTTGCCCCCTCACCACGGTCATGGTGTCGTCGGTACGGGCCGTGACCTTGACGATCTCGAAGTTGTTGTTGGTGTCCTGCAGGGTCGCCTTGAAGTAGTCGCTCGCACCAAGCGTAGGGAACAGGGCGCCCGCGCCCGAAGCTACGACGATGGTTGTAGCCGTGCTGCTGAGCAGCCCCACCGTGGTGGTCGTTGCGTTGTTGCTGAACTTGGGCGTTGCCATTGTCTACCTCACGCAAACTTAGGGGCGGAGGCGACCATCGTCCCCCGATAGTTACCAAGGTTGGCACGGGCCCGACGCTCAGTGAGCGTGAACAGCCCCTGCTTGGCGTGGTACGACGCCAGCTCTCTGTCGCTCCAAGCTACACCCGGCATGACGAGCAGATGCTGCAACGTCGAGTGCACAATCACTTCTTCGAGGTCGTTGAAGATCGTAAGGTCCATGCCAGCTGCAGTGCGTGTCGGCTTCAATGCGTAGAACATACGCATAGCATATGGCTTCTCGTCATCCGGCAGCGGCAGAAGGATGTACTTGTCCGGCGTGAGCTGGGTCACAGCCCGCGGCTCGGATGCCAAAGCAACCACCGCCTCGGGCAGCACAAACGGCTCGTTGTCGTTGAACAGGTTCTCGTTGTAGTCGAAGGTGTTGTACGAGCCGGGTGGTGTCAGGCTCCAGAGTACAGACGGGTTCTCGCCACTGTAGAGATCGGCCCACTCAGGGTATTGATATAGCGCCTGCTCTAGCGTCAGCTTGTGCATTGGGCGGTCGTTGACCAGCGCGTCGAACAAGACATGGACCTCAGTGTCCACAGGCTTGTCGTAAACGTACTCGTGCACCCCCGGGAGCAGGTTGAACCGCGGCTGGGTGTAACGCCATGCGAGCGTGCGCTCGCAGACCCGGATCGCTGCGTCGCGAATGTGTTGGATCGCCAAGGGCTGAGGGCACCCGGGCACGTTGGGCAGGACCTTAGGCAGGAGGTCAGTGAACGCGCGAGTTGGCATCAGATCACCTCACCCTTATCCATACCGGCGTTCTTCGTGTCGGTCACTTTGCGGCTCTGCAGAGTTGCGCCGAGCTGCTGGGTGAAGCTGTCGTAGAACAGCTTGGCCCGGCCGGAGTCCACATGCTCATCGTCGATCGACTGGGCCAAGAACACGGCGCCGTCCACGATGACGGGGAAGTACACGTCCGAGATCACCGAGATCGTGTCACCAAGCGCGTAGTCCACCGGGCTCTTGGCGTACTCCCCGACGAGCACAACCCCAGCTGCAGGGCGGGGGTAGAGGAAGTACCGATCCGGGTTCTTGACGTGTCGCATGAAATTAACTGGCGTGCCGGAGGTCTCCGTCATCCAATTGGGGTAGTTCCGGTTCATCGTCTCCCGGTCAACCTCGTTGATCGCCGCGCCGTTCTTGACTTGGAAGATGTCGAGGAGGCGGATGGCATCAACAGGCAGTGACTGAACCGCAGAGTCCGCGGTGGTCGGGATGTCAACGATGTCGGAGAACAAGTCAGGCCGCAGGATGGCCATGCGCTTGAGCGTCTGGTTGACATAACCAAGCATGACCGCATCGCTGTAGCGAAACGGAGCGAGCGTATCTTGGACGATACGCCGAACTTCGGTTATGACCTCCGCTGGTGTCATTCAGGCAAGCCCCTTGATGCGTCCGCCGACAACTCGGGCGAAGTATACACAGGTGGCTCGGGGATGTCATCAGTTGAAAGTTCAATTCGCTTGGTGCGGCGCTTGGCTTTCTCAACCACCGAGGCCGGCGCAAAACGCTCCGGGTACGCTTCCTCCTCGGTCACTTCTTCGCACTTGGGGTGCCGGGCTAGGATTTCGTTCCACTCGTAGATGAAGCCATCGGCCTTGTTCCGTAGGTACCGCATTATTTCTTACTCCCTGTTTTGGTCACACCTTTGATGGTGCCTTTGTTTTCGGCAGCGTAGAATACGCTCGTGCCCTTCTTCTTGCCGTACTGCTGTTGCATAGCAGTCTTGATCTTCTTACCCTTGGCGTTCAGTGGCATGTCACGTCCTCTTGCCTGATGGTTTGACCGGCCACGACTTACGCGCTGGGCCCGTCTTCTTGGTCGCCATGGTGCGCTTCTCTGTCGCGCTCATCTTTGCAGCAGCCGCGGCTGGACGACAAGCCGGATAGGCACGCGAGGACTTCTCAGACCCGGAGCGACCGCACTCCTTGCCGGTCTTGACGTCAACCCACTTCTCACCAAACCATTTGCCCAGACCGCCCTTGCTCATTTCTTCACCCGATTGTCCGGGCCGCTCCACCCTCCGCCGCGCTTCTTGTACTCCTTGGCAGCCCACGCGTTGGCGTAGGCAGAGGGGTAGACGTCGAACTTGGCTTTAGCCGCGGCTTTGACCTTGGACCAGAGCGCGGGGTTGGTTGGTTTGGGGCTGGCCATTACCACTTCACCTTATGCGACCAGTACCGGGCAGACAGTTTGTCCGGGCTGGAGTCCTGCGCGTTATGCCGGGCATAGTACGACTTCTTTCGGGCTTTGTCTTTCTCGCTCGTCGGATTTTTACCGGCACCTTCGACGCCCTGCTGGCCGAAACGGATTGTCTTGATCTGGTCACCGCTCTTGGCGACGACCACGTGGCTCTTGGTGGGGTGGCTAGGCGTGCGCTTTGGCTGGTTGAACCCGCTCACGCCTGCGCGCTCAAGTCGAGGGTCCTTGGCCATTACGCGATCCTCTCGGCGGCAATGATGGCAGAGGGGATAGCCGGTACGGCGGGCGGGCCCGCGGCAGCAGCAGTGTGGTCGAGG